CAGCGTTGATAGCATCATCAAAAGTCTCTGCATCAGAGACCAGTTTGACGATCTCAAGCTCCTCTTCAGTGAAGTCGATATTCAGATAACTACCAACCTTGAAGTGAAGATTGATACGGTCGGGAAGAGAGAAGTTATCAAGGTCTTCTCCCTGAAGTTCAAAGAAGTCCTGATCATGAAGGGTGTTGTATCCACGATAGAAGGTCTTGTTCAAACCAGCGTAACGACGCTTCATCAACTTCTCAATGCGAGCATCCTCAGTGATGTTCACATAAGACCTGGGGATATCTTTCCACTCTTCAGTTTTGTTCCACTCGCGATCATCAGTATACAGAGCATGACCGACTTCGTGAGCAACCAACAAGTCATATACATCTTCGGACTGGATCTGCCAGACGGGGAGGGTCAATACCCTACGAACCACATCGAACTGGGCAGTCTCCACATTACGGTGCTCGATAATCAAATTCTCAGTAGCGAGAAGTTTGGCAAGCTTTCCTTTGATTTCGTGAAGCATTTGGTATCGTCGTGTGTATGTACATATTATAAAACCCCCGATGGTGGTCGAGGGTCAGTAGTAGACACTTCTTAAACTGTCCTACTGGAGTTTGATGTTAAGATATTTTCTATCAGGCATTCTTCCAGGATTTATGTGACCCTCGGGAAAAGTATTACCAGCGATAGTATATCTATCATTCTTTTCTTGGGGTTCTACTTGATGAGTAACCCAACTAGGAAAAAATAAAATAGATCCAACTGGCATACTCGCTCCTGGTTCAAATCCAATGGAAGTGTTATTCTTTTCCCCCAATTGCATCCAAGGAGATTCTGCATGGTGATCAAAAAAGTAAGTTGCAGATCCTTCAGTTAAGTAATGAATAAAACTCCACCATGACATTGGATGATTATGTCTGGTGCTATATCTTCCAGCAGTTGACTTATTAGCCCACATTGTAAAAATAGAAAGTTTATCGCAAGCTAAATTTTGCTTTTCTTTTATCTTAAAAATTTGTTCATTTAGATAATCAATATAAAAATCTAACTCTGGAAGTTTATGTATTTCAGTGTCTGTAGTTAAAGGGTGTGGAAAATGATCGTAGCAATAATCAAGTCTTTTTACAACATTTAAGACTTTTTCATTTAAATCTTTTGGAACTTCTACACCAAAGAAAGTTTTAGGGAATACACTTAGTTCAATCATCCGCTTACAGAAGTCTTCTCATTCATATAAGAGAATCCACCTTTCTTAGTAAACTCTATTACATTGTTAAACTTGTCGAGCATATCGCTCTTGTGTGAGATAACAAAGGTATTTGAATCTTTGATTACGAATCTAATAATCTTACCAAACTCTTCTGTACCCACAGTGTCTAGAGAACTATCAAACACTTCATCCAAGATAAGCAGGTTCGTATTTGCCGAGTTCTTGAACCTAGCAACTTCTCTCCAAGCGAAGAGAAGAGCTAGGTCGATTCTCATTTTTTCTCCCTCCGAAAACGACGAGTACGAGAACTTATCTTGAATGGGGTTCTTAACTGTCTCCGCAAATTCTTCGTCGAGATGCAGGTTGATGTAAAAGTCCATCATCTGCAGATATCGATTAACTTGTAGATTAATAAAAGGTAAGTACTTTTTGATAATCTTTGTCTTAACGCCTCCGTCTTTCAGGAGAGAGTATGCAAAGTCTCTGTATTTTACTTCCTCTTTTTTATCTGCTAGTTGTTCAAAGATTTTTGAAAGATCGTTTCTAAACCCTTCTAATTTCTCGTGTTCAGAATTTCTGTTTGATAGCTGATTGGTAAGAGTTTGAATTTCATGTTGTAGATCTCTTGCCTGTTTCTGGTATCCAGAAATTCGTAAACTGTTCTGAGAAATTTCATGCGTTAGTTTAGTAATCTCCTGAGTTGTGGATTTTAAAAGACGCTCTTTTTCTTCTTGTAATTGTATCGACTCCTCCAGTTTTTCGTAACCTTCTCTGAGCTCCTTTGCCTTAGATTGAGCGTCTTCAATTTTATTTAGTCTAAACTCTTCGTCAATTGACTGTGTGCAAGTGGGGCATACCGTATTCTGAGTAAAGAACTTGTGTTCCTTAGTAATGGTAGATACTTTCTGAGAAATTTTGCCTTTTAGGCTACCAAGTTCTCTAAGAGTTTTTGATGCTCCTTCGTAGTTTTTTAGGTCTTCCTGACATACATTTATCTTTCCTTCTAAGGAATTATTATCCTTGAGAAGTTTATCAACTTCAAGATCAAGAGTCTCAATAGAACCTTTGTTCTTCTCTATAGTAGACTTATGTCTATTTTCTAACTCCTCAATAAATCCTTCTTGCATCTTAACCTTATCTTTGATAGTATCTTTCTTAAAGGTAAGATTTTTGATGACATCCTTGAGCTGCCTTATCTCCTCCTTGACGAGGTTATTCATGGCAGAGAAGATACGAATGTCCAGAAGGTCCTCAATGACCTCTCTACGGTGCGCCTGGGACAGTTGCATGAAGGGGATGAAGTTACTGCTACCCAGGATAACAATCTGTGTGAATGATTTGAAGTTAAGTTTCAGGATTTGTTCTTCTAAAACTTTCTGATTGGATCTATCATCAGCTTCTTTATTTCTCATCTCGCCATTGATCTCAATATCAAACACATTAGGTTTGATACCTCTTCTGACAAGATAGTTTCTATTATTAGCGGTAAATTTTACTTCTACAAGACAACCCTTCTCGTTAGTCATGTTAACTAACTGAGGTTTATTAATCTTTCTATATGGTTTATTAAACAAAACAAAGCACAGGGCATCGAGCATAGTCGATTTCCCTGCACCGTTAGTGCCGATAACAAGCGTTGTAGAGGACTTTTTTAAATTAATCTCTGTCCACTGATCACCTGTAGATAAAAAGTTTTTCCAACGAACGCTTTCAAATGTTATCATCTTTAGTGGGAGGAATCACGATATCATCAGGCGTAATGATAGTGTACTTGTAGTTGTACATCTCACAAGCCTTTATAGCAAGGTCTTCTTCGACTTCAATGGTACTCATTTTAGTACCATGTTCATCTTCTAATTGTAGAGCATACCTGAGTGCATCATCTTCTTCTGAAAACATGAATAAGACTTTTTCGCCGTTGCGATCTTTGACCGCATATGCCCCTTCGGTCTTCTTGTCTTCTTCTGTTAAAAGAAACATCACTCAAATTCGCAAGCTTTAGAGTAGAGAGAACCAAAAATGTTTTTGACTTTAGATTTATCAAGATCTACTTCTGACTCTTCTATGTATCTGTGTAGAATTGATACAGTATTCTCTTCCTCTGTTACCTCAAAATCTTCAGAGTCAACCCAACCATTGTTATAATCAAAATTTTCTACAATCTTAAGTTCTTCAACTCCAGATGAGTAGAGTTTATCAATAAACTTTTCAAACTCTTTTGGTTTGGATTTTTTCTTTACAATTACTTTTACGATTTTGCCACTATATTCTGATGCATTGAAGAGTTGATGTGGCGTGTCTTCGTAATAGACATTATAGAACATCTTATACGGATTGTCGATAGATGTCAACTCATATGTTTCTGTATCAAACAGATGGAATCCTCTGGGATCATTCACATCGTTCCAATACATTTCATATGGATTTCCTAAGTAGAAAATCTTTCCATCGTCACTACGAGTATGATAATGACCACTGAAGACACGATCAAACTTGCGTAGAATATCTGCATCATATCCACGATCTTGCATGAATCCACGGTAAGCTGCGAATCCATTCAACTCAAGATGACCAACTGCAACCTTTGCATCACTCTTCTTGATCTTTTTGATCATAGAATCTTCATTCTCTTTGTTCATCCAAGAAAGAAAGAGGAACTTAGTTCCTCCAATTGTATGCTCTGCTGAATTTACGATAGGAATGATATTATCATACTCTCGTAAGAGTAGATCAATTGTATTGATTGAGTTGTTATTTTTGTAATAGGCAGTGTGATTGCCCACCACAGTATAGACAGTGATCCCCATATCGCGGAGACGATCATAGTAATTCTCTTTAGCCCATTTAAGAGACCAGAAATCAATGTTCCGACGATTGTCGAAAGTATCGCCCATATCGATAATAGTTGTGATACCCTCAGCAGAAAGCGTAGGAAAAAAAATGTCATTATAAAATTTCAAGAAGTAGTCATGGAAGTGAATACTTCCTTTTCTAACTCCGAAATGTTGATCAGTGATTATCGCTGTTTTCATTCTTTTGTTCCAGTTCACGAAGTCTCTTGCGCCAGTAACCCCTGTCGGAGTCGTCACGGCATGGATTAGTTTGTTCTACTTGTTTACTAAGGCGTTCTTGATCTGTCATCGTGATGTCCTGTAGTGAATGTTATCCTTCATGGTATTATAATCACTAGTCTTTCCGTTAGCACCATCTTCAACAACCATGACCTGATCATATCCAGTCTTTTCAATGATCTTGGTTTTGATTTCTAGCTGCTTTTTCTCCTTCTGGATCCGACGAAGGAAAGCGTAGTAGATGATTTGAGTAAAATAAGCAAACGGGTTATTAGATTTTTCAGGATCAAAGTTATGTATATATTGTACACAGTTCTCAATACCATCGCCAATCATATCCTCACGGAACATGTAGTTGACGAAGTTAGGTTTATATGATAAGTGAGTTGCAATCTTCAGAAAGCAATCTCCCAGATAATTACTGATGGGGGGAGGGGTCTCACCATTTTCTTTCGCTCTAGCTACACTAGAACGATAACGAATCATTGCATCTAGCAACTCTTTGTTATTAACATAATGGTCAGATCTCTTCTTAGGCATATCTTGAATAAGTCTTGATACTATTATAGCACACTTGACAGATATGCAAACTATGAGTAGAATAACTCTGTCAGAGTTCAGAAGGTTGTAGCTACAGTAGCTTTATTATTTAAACATGAGTAGCAATCCCTGCTTTGGGATCCATATCTAGGGCAAGACATTGCTCTAGTTTTTCTTTTGCTTGGTCTACATTACCTAGGTAACCCATCGTCTTTGTGGGTCTTACTTTTCTACCACCCTTGGTAACTGTTCCACTGATTGCTTTTTCTTCAGCTTGTTCAATTAAATAATTTGTATAGTATTCAACCATGTCATGATCCATTTCAACTTCTGTCATGGTTATAACTTTATCCATCTTGACAAAGTAAAAATTATCATCTGGAATATGCATCCATGGTTCAACTCTTACGAACGATCCGCGAGGACCATGAATTGTTTCAATACATACTGGATCCGATAAGATCAATGTGTCTGGATGTTCATCATCTGTGCTAGTGATTGCAAAGATCTCTTCTCCAGAGACTAGTTTAATACTAGAGTAAAATTCTTCATTCATAACTTTTTCCTTAGATTGACTTGTATCAGTTCATAATTGAAATTCTCTTCATTGTAAATTTTAATCCTTTCAATCATATGATTCAAGGTGTAATTCCTTTTCTTGTTATATGTACAATCGTCAGCAATATCGTAAAGAGTAGCACTAAACTTGCTATTGGATTTCCTGAGTACTCTCCCGATTGACTGCAGATTTCGGATCCTTGATTTTGATGGTGAGGCAAAAATTACATTATGTAAGTTTTTAATGTTAATGCCTGTGCTAAATGTGCCGTAAGAGGCAACAATAATAGAGTTTTTTTCGCTTTCAATGATAGATCTAGCTTTCTCCCGATCCTCTACATCGACACCACCGTGTACGAAGAAAACCTTTCTATCTTTGGTAACATTGGTATTTATCAAATCGAAAAGTATCTCTCCATGGTCAGCAACCCTAGAAAAAAGAACAAGAGTGTTACCTTCTAGATCAATTGCTAGGTTCTTGATAAAGTTATTTCGTTGTTGATGTGATATCAAATAGTCTATTTCTTCTTGATAAGAAACAAACTCTCTAGGATCATGTTGTAGTAGAATAATCTTCGAGTTTAGTTTTGCCAAATATCCTTTATTCATCAACTCTTCAGTACGAACCAATTTATATGATGGTCCAAAGAGTCCTTCTAACACCCACTTATGAGTTTGTGTTCCATCTAGAGTTCCAGTAAAACCAAATCTATATTTTGCATCATGCAGCTTGGTCATGATCTGTGTTAGAGATTTTGCTTTAAATAAATGTGCCTCATCTCCAATGACACAATTAAATCTTTCAAAGTAACTCTTCTCAAGTTTATAGATAGATTGCCAGGTCGTAATCACTACAGGTGCTTTCGCCTCTCGCTCTCTGCCCGCGTAGATTTTGTGACAAAATGCATCCGCGTTCCAACCATAATCCTCAAAGTCCTTATGCATCTGCTCTACTAGAGATGTCGTGGGAACAATTAGGAGGGTATTTTCTTTGCGTTCTGTATAATATCTCACTAGTGCGTAAATCATCAGCGATTTTCCAGATGCAGTCGGACTTATTACTAACCTTCTATTGTGTCTTAGAGCATCGTATACTCCCGAAACTTGATAGTCACGAGGAGAATGCTTAGAGATAGCATTCATATAATCTTTTACACCTTCATATGAGATGAAATCATTCTCCTCATACGGGGTTCCATAGAATTTATTGTCTACAAATTGATATTCATAATTATATCTTTGACAAAAAGATACAAGCTTGTCGAGTAATCCAACATATAACTCTCTAGTATGTGTTGAAAATAATCGTATCTTTCCATCCCAATATCGTTTTCGATACTGGTTCATATACTTAGCGCCTTCAATATCAAAAGAGAAGTGTTCTGACAACTCTTGATATACATGCGGCTCAGAATCAATCTTCAAGAAGACTTCGTTCTTCTTTGATATAACGACTTTCGTCATCAGCCTGCCCTAAAGATATGCCAGTCAATAATGTTCTTGATCATATAACTCCTGTTGTTCACTTGTTTGATGATATCTTCTAGGTAAGTAAGCATGACATCGTAATACTTTATCTTCAAAGTAATTGATTGCACACGCTCATCCGCCCCCATGTACCTTTGGAGAGCTTCTTTTTCTCTTACCTTGTATGGAAAAGGATCTTTCTCATATACCTCTGGATCTGCTTTACCAGTGTAATACGAGTGCCTCTCTAACTTTACTTTTGATTCTTGTGTGTAAGCTCTTTCTCTCAACAACTTGATGTTGTTGTACATCTCAAAATACTTTGCATGTAGAGATGGTATTTTAGATGCTTCGTCGTGTAGATTATCTTGGTCAATCTGTGAGTCTTTGACCCACATACTTTGTATAGTTTCAAGATCCATAAATTAAGTTTCCACTTCGATGGTATAAATTAAGTACTTAAATGTCGCGGTCGCTGTAAAGTATGTATAATCCTGATCTGACGCTGTAAATTCAAGTGCTGACAATGCAGTTGGATATAAATCTCTAAATTTTACTCTTGCAGAAACATTGAAATTACTATTCAATATAGCAAGAGTTCCGTCACAATATTGCTCTTTATAATCTTTCGATCCATCTTCTTTAGTGATTAGATCTTGAAATTGTTCTACACTATCTGGATACCCAAGACCATAGATCCAGTTATGGATCTCCATATAGTTCTCTAGATCTTCATCTACGATGAACTGAAGAGTCAAATCCTCAAACTCAATATTATCTCCAGGCACATCAATTGCTTTGAGGTAGTTTCCTACCTTAGCTCCACCAAGAGTGATGCCTGGGATTTTTGCGCTGTTGGAAAAGAAGTCAACCTTAGGAGTCTTCGTCAAATTAAATTTAAATCCAACAGGTGACAAGTAGTTTTTATTTTCTACTTGCTTACTTAAAAAATTATACGATGCCATTATTTTTGATGGAAGAACGGATCAGATGGTTTTCTTGGATTTCTACCAACCTGTCTCTTCACCCAGTCAGGTGTTTTCTTTTCTGGTTCGGGTAGTTCTTTTTTATCCTTCATGGGTTTTAACCCAGGAATTTTGTAATATTCTTCTCTGAATTGTTTGAAGCTTTTCATATTACATCAGGGGGTCGTCGAACGAAGGTGGTACATCTTTTTTCTTGATTTTTCGTCTACTACCTTCTCTGGTTGTATAATGATCTGTCGTAGACAATCGACGAATATTGTTCACCTGCTCCATAAAATCTTTAAAGCTTTTCATGGTGAGTCTTTTTAAGTATTTAGACAAAAAAAGGGGACCTTTCGGTCCCCTCCACTTCCTTCACACGGAAATAGTATTCTATCACATAAACACCTCCTTGCAAATCCTTCTGCATTCTGCTGCATTGTCAGACTCACATTCGATTAGACATTCAAAGTAGTCGTTTACCATATCATCAGCTTCGTCTTCAAAGTGCCTCCACTCTTCTAGTTGGGCGCGAGATAATAGATTGTGCATTTTGTTCACCTAATTCTACAGGGTATAATATAGGAGAGGTTTCAGAGCATAAGTTTTTCCATTCTGATATTATTTAGTCAGCGTATGCTAACTTAATGAAAGATGTTAATAATTTACATAAAAAAAGAGATCCCCGAAGGGATCTCAGAGTTAAGTATGTTAAGTATGAATCACATGAGGTTCTTAACAACAGTACGCTGATAGTAGCGGTTGCTGTTGGAAGTGATGCGACCAAGACCCTGAGCGGTGCCTTCAGCGTAGGGGTTGGAGACAAGACCGTAGCGGGTCTTGAAGCCAATTTTCGGCTGGAAGGTGCCGTCGTTGACGGCGCGTACCATCTGGAGGGGTACATAGGGGCAGTAGAAGAGACCAGCGTCATAGGGGCTGGTGCCCTTGTAACCGACAACATAGTACTGGTTAGCAGCACTGTTGGCAGAGAAGGGATCGATATAGACTCTATACTTACCGTT